ACCACATTGCTACCATTGGTGACAACTTCGTGCAAATCTTTGATGGTGGATGGCAGTCTGCTACCACTAAATCGCGTCTGAATGCGATTCTGAAAGAGCACGGAATCAAGGGTGAATGTGTGCTTCAACGCAACTTCAAGTGGTTCGTCCACAAGTTCATCGGGCAGGCAGGAACTTCTCCTGTCTACAATGAATACGATTTCACCAATGGTTTCATCTTTGCATAAAGAATCGGGGGGCACAATGCCTCCCTTTTTTTATACTTTGTTTTATAAATAAGTATAGGTTAGTGACGCATTATGAAACAACTAAAAGACTTTCCAGATTATTACATAACAGAGAATGCTGAGATTATTTCAAGGCGTTGTAAAAGAGAGAAAAAACTAAAACCAAATATTGATCGTTTTGGATACTTGAGAGTTGGGATGATGAACCCAGAAGGTAAAATGGAAGTTCATAGAATCCACCGATTGATGATGTTAACCTATGGGGGAGATCCACCTATGGGTATGGAAGAACCAACAGTAGATCACATCAATGGGGACAAACTTAACAATCGCATTGACAACTTGCAGTGGTTATCTAACAAAGATAATTCATACAAAGCGGCAAAAGATTCTATAAAAACTTATACAATACAATCCAAAAGTGGTGAGACATTTGTTATAACAAATATCAGACAATTCTGTGAAGATAATAATTTGGATCGTTGTTGTTTGTTGAGAAGTTATAATAAAGGGTGGTGGCACAAAGATTATAAAATTATTAGTAAGTAGGTTCGGTGGCGACCTTTGATCAGGCAGCGACCCTGCTGCCGTCTTTGCCGATTGTCCCCTTATCATAGACCCCAGAGGACCCCCAGACCTGTCACCTTGTGCCAGTTCGTAAGGTGGCACAGACCCCCTTGTAGGGGGCACCTGACGCCGTATGATAGTTTCAACAGCAAAGGACCCGATGCCCGACAAAGAGATCTCACCCGCAGCATCTGCAATCCTTGATGCACTGAATGAAGTGAGTTGGGATTGGGGTTCAATGCAACAATCTTGCCCCCGAACGATTGCTGCTGCTGTTCTTCGTGCTGCAGCAAAAGAGATGTATTTCAAAGAGGATGTAAAGGTCCTGAATGAACTTGCGGACGAACTGTGATGACTGACACCGAAAAACTTCAATTCCTTCTCACCAAACTCCAAGAAACTGCAGATCGTAAGCATTGTGAGGATGGTGATTATTACTCTCCAAGTGACAATGGATCTTATGATGATGCTTTTGATGATGGTGCCGATTATGGTGAAGTAGAGTTTGCTCGTAGTTTGCTTCAACAACTGAATCTCCAAACACAAATTGCACCCCATTTGAAATGAAAAACACACAAAAGCACGAAGTTCGTTTATTCATTCTCACTCAACTTTGGGAGATGGATGATCTGCGGTGGAAACTTGATGAAGTTGCTGACACTTATGACATTGATCCTTTGGAAGCAATGGAGTTTTTTGAGAGTGAAGTTGAAAGGATTAATAAACTTTTTAACTATCCTGCGGAGCAACTTAAAGAGACTGTGACACCCTGACAACTGGCACACTGACCACCCCAGACCCCCACAGGACCCCTTACAATAGCAGTATGAAAAACACCCACCTTGAGCACCCCGAAGATTCTATCCTCACGGGTGACCTTTCTGTCCTAGATTGGTTCGTGACGCCTGGTAAGTTGAGCGTCAAGATTGATGGAAGTCCTGCTGTAGTGTGGGGCATTGATCCTGCTAATGGTGAGTTCTTTGTAGGAACCAAAGCAGTCTTCAACAAGAAAAAGATTCGTATCGCTCACAATCATGAAGAGATTGATGCATTCTATCAAGGTGAAGTTGCGCGTATTCTTCACGCTTGCTTTGATTATCTGCCTCGCACAGATGCTATCATTCAAGGTGATTTTATTGGGTTTGGTGGTAGCGATGAGTATACTCCCAACACGATCACTTACAAGTTTCCTGAGGTAGTCTATCAGGAGATTATTGTCGCACCTCATACTGTCTACGTAGCAGAGAATGATTTGCGTGATGCTGTTGCGTATCCGATGCAATACATCATCACTGATACTCACTACTGCAAGTTTGTGAAACCGCAAGCATACATTCAGCACGGTCAAGAATCGTTTGCTGATGTTGAAGAGGTCTGCAAGTTTGCACGGGTGATGGCACTTGCAGTGAAGTTTGTGAGTGATAAAGAGGCAGCAAAGATTAAGCAACAACTGAATGCTTGCATCCGTGCTGGCGAACAGATTAGCACGGATAGTGTCAATGATTTTGGTTGTGATTCTAATCTGATTCGTTTGTGGGCACTGGTGAAATCTATCAAAGATGATTGTCTCTATCTGTGCCGCAATGATGGTCCTGCCGCTTACATCAATCGCAACCGTATTGATGCTGAAGGTTATGTGATGACCAATGAGTTTGGTATGTATAAACTGGTCAATCGTGAGGTCTTCAGTTATGCAAACTTCAATCACGGTCGCTTTCAGTGTGCCAGTTGAATAGGTGGCACAGACCCCCTTGTGGGGTCCGTCTGATGCCTTATAGTAGTTTCAACGGGGGGCAAAACCTCCGACACAACAATCAATTCCCATGACCGTAGCATCTCCTCTTCCTACTACTCAACAGCAAGCAGATGTGCTGAAAAAGATTCTTCCTGGTGCAATCAAGCGCACGGCCGATAAACTTGATAATGCATTGCTCATTCTTACTGAGGGAGAAGATAGTAACTTGGATGATTTCTTTGGCATTGGTGGCAATACTACTGTAGATAAAACTAAGTTTCTTGCCCATATCTTCAATCCTTCGCTTGCCAGTCAAGCAAAGGATATGGGTCTTGATTATATTAAAGAGGAGGCAGTTGGTTACGATGCCAAGTGCCTGAATGATGAGATTGAGAATAAACTTTCTTTGGGCAAAGATCCCGCTCAGTTTGCTACTGGAAACAACCATTCTAAGTCTAAGGTTGATAAGATTTTCTGTGTGAAACTTGAGCAGGTTGGCAATATCTTTCCCAGTGGATTTGCCTGCATTGTGGATCTGAGCAAGGCACAACATCCTGACACTGGGTTTAATGATACTGTCACCAAGACTGGTAAGAACAATAATGGATTTGCTTCTCTGAAAGTACATGTTTCGGATGCCGATTGCATCACTGTGATTCACGGCGAAATTCGTACTCATGTTAAGGGGCGCCCCAATTCTCCTACTGATTATGTGCAGATTGATTATGCCGATTTCTGATAGGGTGTGACAGTCGGCAAGGTGGCACACCCTGCCACCTCAGACGCCCCCCGACCCCTTACAATAATCAAGTCAACCGCAAACGACCATGAGCACCGCAACCTTCAACGGATGGGCAAACTGGGAGACCTGGAACGTCGCTCTCTGGATTCAGAACGATGAGAGCATCTACCATGCCGCCCGTCGTTGCAGCAACTATCAGGAGCTGGTAGACCAACTCTGGGAGTTTGGCAGCAAGGAGACCCCTGACGGGTGCCGCTGGGATGACCCTGCCATCGATGGTCTGGAAATCTGTGAGATGATGGACGATCTGTAAACTGGCACAAGGGGGGCGCCAACCCCCCGCCCGACCCCTTACAATAGTCTCATACCAAACGGAGCAACCCATGAAAGTCTACGCTGTAATCGGTGGTTGGGATTATGAAGGCGAGTCCTTTGATTCCCTCCGCTTGTTTGATTGCCGCTCTGCTGCTGACCTCTATCGGCAGGAGTTAGAATTGGATCAGGGATACGATTATGCTCGGATGGAGGTTCGGGAGGTCTGTATGGAATCCCGCGTCGGTGAGTTGGCAGTCTCTGACACCTGACCAACTGGCACAAGGGTCCTGAGCACTGACCCTAAACTGCTCTACAATACTCAAGTCAACCAAAGGACACCCCAATGCGCTACAACCCCGCCACCGACCGCGCTGTCAGCATCGATGAGATTGCCGCCCAGTGCAAAGCGGCAATCCTGAAGGCGGATGCCCAACGTGCCATTGACGCCGCCTACGATGAGATTCTGACCTTCTACCGCTGGGAGGATGACGTGCTGCGCCTGATTCCCGAACAGGTCGCCGCCTGACCTGCTATAATACTCTCACAACGCAACCAACCCCATGCGAATCGAAGTCCGCTACCAGACCCCCTACAACGCCTGTGAATGGCGCTCCCAGTGGTTCAAGACCCTGACAGAGGCAGAGCGTATGGTAGACTTCTACAGGTCCTGCGGGTCGCCTGCTCACGTCGCTCCCAGCAGTCTGGCACAGTTCGCCCGCTGACCTGATACAATGGGAACGGGAGCGCCCTGAAAGACTCCCAGCAAACCCTAATACAAACCTACCATGACCCTTGACC